GATTGCCATAGTGATTTCTTTAATTGACATATTCCAAAAGCACTTAGGAGATAAGTGCATCATTCCAACACAGACTTCAAACCATCTTTCTACAGGAAGAACTTCACTTCCTTTTATGACTCGCTTTTTTTTTCATCTTCCTTTTCGCCAGTGTCTAAGGCTAATGTAAGTAAATCTCCAGCAGTTTTAATAGATTCTATAAGTCCTAAATCAGAAACTAATTTTTTTACATCTGAATCTTTTATATCATTTCCACCAGCACGAATGCTTAAAGTCATTATAGTTATAATTTCCATAAGACTTAATTCACCAGTAGATAATTTATTAGCTACTTTAAGTATAGAAGTTCCTAAAGCACTCTCAATCCCCATGATAGTATCAAGCGACATTTTCGCTTTATAACTTACATCATTTGGAAATTTTAGTGTCGTTTCTGCTTTTAATAGGTTTGTCATTGTTTTTATCCTCGATTGTTATTTTTAAAGTTTCTTCTCTTTCTCCTACATCTTCTATAGATTCAATTTTATAATCTTTTGAATCTATCGTAACATTAGTAGATTTAAGAAGTTTCAAGTCAAACATCATTTCTATTTCTATCATGTCGTTTGACTTATTAACTTGTGCATTAACTTTCTTACCATTTATAGTAATTTCAGTTTCTTTCCACATTACATTACTCCTAGACTGTTGCTATAGTTATTGCACCAGCAGATTCAAATGATAAAGAATATTGAGCTGAATCATTGTATTCACCTGAATATTCCATACTTGTTATCTGAAAAGCACCAGTAAAGGTGTTGTAGTCAGGAACAAGGAATTGAAAATTTGAAAATGTTGAGGCACTAAAAGCAGTCAATACTGATTGATGTGTAGCACCATCATCAAATATTCCACTTCCTGAAATACTAAATGATTTGATACCAGCACCAGCTAATAATGTTCTTACTCTTGATGAGTCTTTGTTTGTTATGTCTATTTGTTCAGAATTAATTGTGATAGATGTACTTCTTAAAGCACCAATGGTAGTAAATGTTTCTGGACTACCAGCATTACCTATCTTCATTAAAACTGCACTACCTTTTTGGACTGCCATTTTATTACTCCTATTTAGTTGTCATATACAGTAAAGTCTATATTCACTATACCATGTCTTGTGATACCATCAACCTCTGTCATTGTTGTTGCATTATTTACATAACTCATAACAGATGATGCCCCACTTACAGATATTGTAGCATTATTGACTAAATTGTAAATTCTTTCCATAACCTCTTTGATTTGCTTTTGACCACGATATTGTGACCAAACTTCTATATTTATGTTATATATATTGCCATCTAAAGTTGTAGTTCCGACATTAGTTATTGATTCAGTTCCAATAATTACATAAGGATATGCTGTATCTTGGGGTGCTGTAGAATCAAATATTTTATTATTTCCTACTAAACCATCTAATGTACTATCTCCTGAAAGTAAACTAAAAATCGCAGTCTGTAAGTCAAAAGAGTGAAATCCCATTATTTAATTCCTAAGTTCTTAGCAAACATCTTACCGAATATCTTTGTATTTCTGTATGCTTTACTTTGTTTACCCATAAAATATCTTTTAAATTTAGTTTCTAAATCTTCAGCATAATCCATATTAGTGCTGACTAAACCTAGACCCTGTCTAATTCTTTTATACTGTATGCTACTTCTTAACATTCCTGTATCTACTCTTGGTGGATTTCCTACTGATGATGAAGTATGTCTAACACCATTTTCTTTTGTTCTAGTTTTACCAGTCGCTGGTGATAATGTCATTTCTAATGCTATTTGATTTCTAAAATAACTGCCTGTAGCATCTACCCAGCGATTCTGTCTAGCATTATATTTTTTGCTGACAGCATTAACTCTCTTACGAATATCAGATTTTATTTCTACTCTAATTCCCAAATGCTACACCTTCTGTTGCGGTTATCTCTTGATATCTTTCTTTACCTTCATCTAATATTTTTATGTTTGTGATGTCAAATGTTTTAGAACGATAGAGAAGTCTGTACTTGGTTGTGAGTGCCGAGTAATATCTTATTGTGAATTTAAAAGTTCCTGTGGCTCTTACTTGGTCGCCAAATAAACCCTCTGAACCTGTTGTGTTCTCTACTTTGCTCCAAACTGTTGTAGCAGTAGACCATGTTGTTGATGTTCCACCTCCAGCATCAAGACTACCACCGAGAGTTTGTAAAGCGACTCTGTTTCTAAACTCGCCGAGATACATGATTAGCCGATAACTCCATATCTATATGTTTTATTCGTTTTATAAGGATTCGTAGATAATTGAGTGACTACGAAAGGTTGTAATAATGCTGTAGCAGAATATGGTGCTTTGACTGATTTTTCATTATCGCCTCTATTTTCAAATAGATAACTACCATAAATAAGACATGCTTGTTTAATTTGCATAGGAACAGCAGTATTATCTCCATAACCAGCAACATATTGTATTTCAAACCCATTGACTGGTCTGAGTCCTGTTGGATATGTTTTTCCTGTTTGTAATGTGAATCTACTTGGAACACTTGCATTATCTAATCTGTAATTTGATGTCGCCCATGTTGTCGCTGTGTCATCATCTGAATAATATTTAGCATGAGTTATTGATGCGACAGGAGAGAAAGGTAGAAGTATCGGTCTTTTATTATAAACTAAATCAATCCCATCATACATTCCCTCTTGTATTGGAACATTAGAATCTGATAAATCATCAATAAATAATTGATAAGTAGTAGTACATAAAGTTCTATGAGTGTATTCTTTTGCCCATGAATCTACTGTTTGCTTAATAATATTTAAAACTACATCATCATCTGATGAATCTACTTTCAAATATGCTTTTAGTTCAGCTAAAGTAATTGCAGAATCAGTTTGAGCTGTGTGTATTTTAAGTCCAGCCATATTTTACCTCTGATAAAAATATCCTATTATGATAGCAACAATGCCACCGAGCCATGCTAACAATGTTACAGCACCACGACCTCGATTCATGACTGCCTCTACGACCATTATTCTATCTTCTAAAGCTGTCATTTTATTATCTAGTTTGACCATCATGTCAAACAACTGTTCGTTAGTAACTTTCATGTTGCTAGTGATATTGTTCCATTAGTTCCGACCATGGGCATCTCAGCAAAAGCCATGTAAATATATTTGCCACCATCTGTATTTGCTTTACCATCGCTAGTTGTAATTCTAAATCCATTGCTTTCAAAGTTTACAGTACAGTTTGTTGATGAGGTGTTATCACTAACTTTAACTGTTCTTGTTCTTGTACCACCAAGACCAAAACCTGTTAATCCTGATACTTTTGTAAACCAATCCTCAGTTTGACCCCAGTTTTTAACCATTATCCATTTTGGTCTAAATCCACAATAAATTCTAACTCCTATGGCATTACCATTACCTATATAAAATCCAAACTTAGAAAATCCTTGTTTTTCTGCAAAACAATAAGCGATACTTGCCACTCCACTAGTATTGTGATGTGTTTTATTTCCTATAGACCATACTGAGCTTGTAGGTTTTGTGTCATTCCAACCACCAGCATCATCTTGAAAAGCACCTGTACCAGCAAACTGTATTAAGTCTGTTTCAGTATCAGAATATATAGTTGTGCCACCATTAAATATATCTCCATTATCTGCAACAGTAGTAGATTTTGCTATTATTACTTTTGGAACTGCTCCTAATCCATGTCCGATTGTGCCATTAGCACCTGTACCTGTATAAGTGCCAATAGAAATTCCAGCAGTTGTATTTACTTGTAGTGTTGATGTTATAGAGCCATCTGTATTCGAGCTGGTTGTTCCACCATTAGCTTTCCAACAAGCACCTACATAATCATCACCATCATTGTTTGTATTTTCTATATTGCCAGTTAAAGTAAATCCATCTGAGGTATAACTTGCTACATAAGTTGTTGTATCATAGGCAGATGAGCCACTTGGAACCCAGTTTTTTGCTGTACCCTCTGTAGAATTATTTAAGACTGGGTGTCCATTACCATTATATCTTTTAATCAAAAGAGCATCAGGTTTGAAACCCATACCAGTAATTGTTTTTGTGCTATCACTTCCGTCCCATGTAGGGCAATCAAAGTGGTCTGATACTTTTGCTATTGTTGTAAATGCCATATTATATTCTCCTATCCATAATCCTTAATGTTCTTTGTGCAGATTGCATAGAATCCAGCTGGTACATCATATTCAAATATACCGACTCCATTATCATCTGCATTTCCACTAGCTACTGCTGTTGCTCCAAAATACCCATTACCGAAATTACATAACATTCTAGCTGTTGCTCCAGCATTATTACTCACTGCTGTAACAGTAACACCCCAAAA